CTGCGTCCGTGGGGGGATTGCTCCCCCCACTAGTTCAGTCTTGGTTGAGTAGCTGCTGGAGGCGCTCCTTCCTCTGCTTCTGGTCTGCGGCGATCACCTCCGGCATGGGCCATGAGTGCTCCGTCATGACCGCGAGCAGCCTCTTTAGCATAACCCGAACAGTCGCGTCATTGGATTTGCGGATCGGTTTACCGCGCAGCCAACCATAGTACGTCGCACGAGTTACGCCAAAGAGATCGGACATGTCCTGAACGGTCAGAAGCATGTGCTTCCGCAGCGCCTCCACCTTGGTGAAGTCGATTGCGGTATTAGTCATCGCTATCCATACCTCCCACCAGAGCCGCGATCTCGTCTGCCAGAGACATGGCGTCAGCGCTTTCGGTTGCTACCGCAGGGGCAGGCTTTGCCTTGGGCGCAGGCTTGGGAGCCGGGGCTTCTTCTTCGACAGGCTTTGCTGCACCGAAGCCACGCTTCGGAGGGGCCGCTTCAGGCGCAGGGGCAACTGGTTCCTCCACGACTTCGACCGGAGCGGGCTTCGGTGCAACAGGCGCAGGCCGCTGGGCCTGAACCGGAACTTCGACGGGACGGCTGTTAGTCTTCTCGCCCGTGATCTCAAGGACCTGATCGCTACCAAACAGGCTATCGACCGCAGCCTGCGTCTCAGCGTCAAGGAACCCGCCGAAGCCAAACTTCAGCTTGGGGTATGACGCATCGGTATCGAACGACAGGACGGTCTTGACCACTTCGACCGGGATACCACGGACGGTCAGTTCTTTCTGGAACTGGTTCAGCCCCTTGAGCGCAGCAGGCGTAACCTGAAGTAGGTAGACCGGACCGGTGGGGTCCTCAGCAGCCACGATGGCAAGACGCTTCTGGTCAGCACAAGCCTTGATCTGCTGCCCGGTGGCGCTGACCTTCGAACCCCATGCGTTCTTGGGGCACGATGCACACAGATCGTTCTCAGGGTTCTGGACCGAGGCGTCAGGACCGATGCCGTCCAGCGAGAAGCAGTCAGGACCAGTCGGCTCGTCGTTCGGGTCCCACTGCTTGGCGTAGAAGGTCTTGGACAGGCGCGGGTTGGCACCGACGATAACCACGTTCAACTTGGTCTGGTCGAGGACGGTCTCGGTCTTACCCTCGACGATGCGGAACCGCGAACCCTTGATGCTGATGCGCGGGTAGCTGTCACCCTGAGCCAGACCGGCAGCCAGCGAGGCAGCCAGAGCAGACTGCTGACCCATACGGGCAGCGAGGTGTGCAGGGACTTGGATGTTAGACGGAATAAGGGACGTGCTCATAAGTTCTCCTGTGATGAGCGTGTTGATGTTAGACGCTTGTTAGACGGAACCCCGTGCGGTCACCGATCCGCCGGAGAGTTTCAATTCATACTGGTGCCCGACGCCAAGGGCGGTCCGGGCCTGTTCTGCAACGATGTGTTCTGCGATGTCAGTGTGGTCCTTGCAATAGGTAAGCACCGGCATCTTCATTGTCTGGTTGATAACTCCCCGGTCGAAGGTCCGAACGATGTAGCCGTTGCTGATCCGGTAGGCCATGATGGCTGGGCCGGACTCGGACAGTACAGAGTTGGCCTCGCGTGTCTCTCTGAGTGTAGCCTCGTAGTAATCTGGCTCGGGCGCAATACCCAGCCACCTGCGTATCATTCGCTTGATCATTCAGTCCTCCACTTTCGCTGTTGGTTTGCGGACGCTGACCTCGATCTTGGTGCCGTAGTTCACACCCGGAGGTACAGCCTTGTACTGCTCGATGTACCCGCGCACTGCGGTCTTGTTCACCGCCTTGTTCAGCATGTCGTAGGCACCGGTCTCCTTGATGAAGTTCAGCGTAGCATCCCAGTTCTCGACGTTGGCATAGTCCTTGGTGGTCAAGAACGCTGTGCCATGCTTGGTCTTGAACGAGGTTACCCCCAGCGCATCGGCCTGTGCCTTGATCCACGCTTCGATCTTGTCCATCTTGGTTTCGAGTTGGGTTACTTCGTCCTTGATGCGGGCTTCCACTTCTGCCTTCTTGGCCCGCAGTGTCATGTAGGCCGCGATGGCCTGATCCACAGTAATTGTCATCGTCTCGTTTCCTCTTGGATTAGGTCGAGCAGCAGACCTTGTAGTTTCTGCTTATTCTTCAGCCGCTCGTATGCTCGGTGTTCCAGATCGGTCGCTTCGATATGGATCACATTCGAAGTCTTGTTCTTGCCAATCCGTTCGATACGCCCGTTTGCTTGGACGTATGTCTCGTTACTGTTGACCGGTCCGTACCAGATGATGGTGGACGCAGTTGTCAGTGTAAGTCCGTGAGCCATGGTGCCCGGATGGGCGATCAGGACGTGAGGGTCCTTGCTGTCTTGAAAGTCCTTGAAGATCACATCGCGTTTGGATGACGAGACCTGACCGTTCACAACACCCACAGTCCAGTGCTTGGATAGCTCCTTCTCCAACATGTGGAGTGTGCCTGTCAGTGGGACGAAGACGATCACCTTCTCGCCTGCTTCCTCGATAATCTCCTTGACCACCTTGACCCGAGGGCTGGCGTCGATCTCGATGTCCTGACCATCATCCCCATAGGCCACACCGCAAGCGATTTGGATCAGCTTCTGGACCTTGACCGCCTCGTTCACTGCACTGATGGTGCCGTCACTACCCACCTCGGCGATGAAGTCCTTGAGCATGGCTTTGTAATGCTTCTGTTGCTCGGCTGTCAGCGCAACCTGACGTGTCTGCACGATGGTCTCTGGTAGATCGAAGCACTCATCTCGGGTGAACCGCACTGCTGGTTGCAGGATGTCCTTGACGATATCGGTGGACTCCGGTCGGGGCACGTACTTCCACTGGCCGATCTTCATCATAACCGTTTCGCGGAACGAAGTGAACGTGGACTTGCAGTTCGGACTGTCCACCAGCTTGGCGAGTGCCCATGCGTCAGTCGGGTCATTTGGAGTCGGCGTGCCGGTCATCAACCACAAACGTGTTCCGGGGTTCATCCCCATCCACTTACGGAAGAACTTGAACCGCTGAGTGCTGGGGTTACGCAGCACGGCTGCCTCATCGACGATGACCAGATCGAACTTACCATGGGCTTCCTCAGCGATGATCGAAAAGCCGTCGTGGTTGACGATGTAGAAGTCCACGTCCTGCTGGAGCAACCTGCGTCTACGCTCTGCCGTACCATGCAGCACGGCGAACTTGCGGTGCGGGAAGCCGAGGAAGATACCATCACCCCAGACACGTTCCAGTGTGGACAGTGGCGACAGGATCAGCACCTTCTCGACCTGCTTGGTCTTGAGTAAATAGTCCGCTGCCCACAGCGCGCTCTGCGTCTTGCCAGTACCGATGTCGTTGAGCACCAATCCCTTCTCATGGAGCGTCAGGAACGCAGCCGTTTCCTTCTGGTGATCGAACGGGGTGAACCGACCGGGCCAGTCGTAGTAGTGGAGGATGGGTGACGGGGCCTTAATCCCCATGTTATTGAGAACACGGACTTCATCAAGCCGATGCGGTGCGACCACGAGGTCCATGCCACGCACAGAGATATGCTTGGCAGTCGGTATCGTGTCGAGGATACGGTTGGGGTTGTTCAGCTTCAGCGCAAGCGCCTTGGCTTTTTCAATGACTAGCACAAATGTACGCCTCTACTTGGGCGATGGTGTCATCGTCATAGACGAGGAACCACATACCGCCTGCTTCCTTGATCTCGTGCCCTGTCTTCCATTGCAGGGCTGTCGGCTTCTTGGTCTTGTCTGCCTTCACCTCGATACCCACGAACCGACCACGCACGATGGCGATGATGTCGGGCAGCCCAGACTTTCCGAACCCGTTGTTGCCGGGGAAGAAGTACCAGACCTTGTGCTTGCGCAGCATCTCAGTGAGACGGCGCTTTACTTTTGACTCGGGCGTAGTCGCTCCCATAAGAACTCCTCAGTGCAGGTTTGCAGTCCACGCCTGCTCACCCGAGGTATGACTTCTTCGCACGGTGCCCTTACGCTTCCCTAGATCAGGCAACGGTGCGAGTGCTGCGCCATAACCTCAAGGTAGCTTACGATACACGGGTGTCAAGTGACAAAATTAGCGGCGCGCCCATTTACATGTGGATTGTGCGGGGCACCAACCACACAGACCGCTCGGTCTGGCGGGCCAGTTGTCGAAGTATAGCGCCTGTTCGATGCGACTCGTGGCCGCTGCGATCCCGCCCCAGATACCCATCATATCCGTCTTGCGGTCATAGGTCTCGCTGTCCATCTTCATGTCCTTGAGCCAGACCAGTGTGGTCTTGACCCGCTGCACTTCGGGAAAATGCTTGAACACCTGCCCCGCAAAGATTTCCATCTGAAAGAAGTCAGGCTTACGCTTGCCGGTCTTCCAATCCATGACGACAGCATCGTCGCCTTTGAGTACCAGAATGTCGAGCTTGGACCTCAGCCATGCGTCCTTGTCCCACCAACCTGTCGGCTCGTGATTGTCGTTGAGGACAAGCTCCTTCTCGACGTGCAACTCACCGCCTTGGGCCAACTTCTCGACGCCCTTGCAGAGCGGTTCGTAGTGGGCTGCTTCCTGCGGTAACTCATCGTTGTCCCTGAGCCTGCGCTCCAGCATCTCGTGGATGCGTTCGCCATACTTGCTGGCCTCGCCGCCCTCGTCCTTAATATCCTTCAGGATGCGCTGGCGGTAGTACCGCTGCGGGCAGTTCTCGAACTGCTTCATGGAGGAATAGGAGTGCGACAGGTAGATACCCTTCTCTTCGTTCATGACTTGATCCCCGAGACTTGTGTGTCGTTGTTGTACCTACCCTTGGCGGCATAGGATGCCTGCTCGGGGACCGCCTTGTGGCGGAAGAAAATCATCTGTCCAATCGCATCGCCCGGACGGATGCGTATCGAATGGTAGCGGGTCATGTTCTTCAGTTCGAGGGTAAGGACGGAGCCGTTCCATCCGGCATCGCACCAGCCAGCATTCATATGCTCCAACCCGATGCGGGCCATCGAGGACTTCAGCTTGTACTCAGCAGAAATATCTGTGGGTAAGTTGAAGGTCTCGGTGGATTGGGCCAGAATAAACTCGCCCGGTTCCAGCACATACCCGTCCTCATCCATGACATGTCTGTCCATGATAAGCGGTGTGCGACTGCGGTAATCGATTATCCGGTGGTAATATCCTTTGGGTGTACGTTCGACCAGCAATGTATCACCGAGATGTATGTCGATGCTTGCTGCGTTTATGTCGGACTTGTCCACAGGATGTATCACTCTGCGTGACACCAGATCAGCAAGTTCGTCGTGACTAAGCAACATCGCAGTTCTCCATTATCCTGTACTTCGCTCTGAGTGCGAGGACGATCTTCGGGTGCTCCTTCACCAGCGCATTGAACAGCTTGGCGCTCCCCACCAACATACCTTTGCGGTGCAGCCGGTCACTTTCAAGCCACGTACTGCTGTTGTCGAGTGTCTGCTTGTCAAACGCCATCGTCATACTCCAGTGGTATAGTAACCAGTTCAAGGACCTTGGCCTTGTACGCTTCGTCCTTACCCATGCGCCACGTCCCCTGATCGACGGCATAGATTATTGAACTGTGGTCACGACCCATGAGTTTACCGATCTTCGGATAGGACATCCCTTGTGTCCTAAGTGCGGTGCACAATGCAAACTTGGCAGGCATCAGGAACTTGAACCTGAAGTCGCCGACCAGATCGCGTGGGTGAATTGAGAACATCTCTGCACAACGCAGGACGATGGGCTGCTTACTAAAATCTGAGGTCATCGGGGTTCCAGTCGTAAATGTCCCAGCCGAAGTTCAGCCAGAGCCAGTGGCGCAGGCTAGGCGTCATCGGTCTTGCCTTTCAGGATGACTTGCACTTCGTAGGCGTGGCCACACCACTCCAGCGGGAAGCGCGCGTAGCAGTCTGGCATGAAGAGCCGCAGCTTGTCGGCGTCAGCCAGCACGCGCCGACCGATGTAGTCGGCCAGTTCGTCCTCGGTCATCACACCTCCCCGCGTTCGATTGCGTCTGCGGCCCGCTTTAGCGCCAGCATCCCGCCTATGTATGCGCGGGCCGCGCCCTCCTGATCCCTGCCGACAGCCTCGTTGGCCTTTTTGTCTCCGATGTCGGCCTGCCCCCGCAGCCACTCCACAATCTCCCGCTCCCTCGCTGCTTTGCCTGCTGCGAATGCGGTGGCGCGGTGGCGGGCAAAGCGGTCTGCAAGTTCGACTTCGGGGATCACCTCAAAGTTGATACCGCGCGGCGTGAACCATTCCTGGGCCGCCTTTATGTCCCCCTCCGTCACCCCATCCTCGCCAGCGTGTTCGATCAGGGCGGTGAGGGCGGCTTTCATTTCGTCAGTCAGCATCATGCGTTCCTTTCAACCACTGCCACACAAAGAGAACATCGTCCCGGTAGTGGCGGTAAACCACGGCGATGAGTGCCAGCAGGCCGATGTAGATCAGGGCGTCAGTCAGCATCGGTCACTTCACCTCTCCCTGTTCGAGTGCGGCCTTGGCGTCGCGCACATCCTTGACCGTCAACGGCTCTTCGGAGGCGGAATAGCGCCAAAGAAGGCGGCGCAATTCGGCCACTTCTGCCCGCAGCGCCTCGGCTTCCCGCTTGAACGCTTCCAGTTCGGCCTTCGTGGTGCGGTGCTCGGTGATGAGATCTTCAAGTGCCTGCGCGTGTAGTGATCCCGGTGATCCACTCCCATGCTCTTTCGCTACCGCCACCGCCCGCCGCCACGCTTCCCGCTCTACAGTCTCAATGTCCATTGGGGTTCTCCTTGAGCATCGCCCGCATAGCATCGCGGTAAGTTTCAACCGTATCTGGCTTTAGGCCAAACAGCGCCTTGATTGCGCGAAGCATGAAACCGCCAGCATCTTCGCGGACACCCTGCCCTTTCCGCAGTTCGTCTTCGAATGCGTGGATTTCAGGCCAGCCCATGCGGTCGATTGCTTCCTCCAACGCCTCCCGCCGCGCAGCATCGGCCCGCGCTTGCATCTGGGCTTCGGTGTAGAGACGATATTCCCCATCCGGTTGCCAGTCGCACGAGATCACCTTAGGCATCTCGTTCTCGTTGCCGGGTGCGCCGCGATCAAATCGGATCACCGCTACAGGTTCAGCATCCGCGCTGGCGGTGGGCTGGGGGCGGATTTCTGGGTAATCCTCAAGCCACATTCCGCAATCGACGCACTTGCGACCGTTTAGAGGCACATCCTGCCATGCTTCATGGGGGCAAACACTCACGGCTCATTCCTTTCTGCGCGCAGGATCGCGGCGAGTAGGGCCAGTTCTTCGTTGGTCATTGGCTGGGTTCCTTCCTGACGAGTTCAAGGCCACGGGCGGCGAGGGCGGCGCGGGCGATGTCGGCGCATTGCAATTCAGCATCAGGTCCGCCGATGCCTTCTCCTGTGGCGATTTTCTCCAGCGCTCCCCGCAGCCGCTCGATCTCGCGGGCTTGGGTTTCGATTAGGTCGCGTAGGTTGCGCTCGGTATCGCGGAATGTCTGCTCCGGTCCGTTGTCGTCAGTCATCAATCACCTCCCCACACGATCTTGCCGCCGCGCTTCTCGATGGCTGCGTTTAGCGGCTCCATGCCCACAGTGTTACCCGTGGCTTCGATCCACGCCTCAACCAGCGGATCGGGCTGGGGGATGATGAAGGGATCAAGAAGATAGCTGTGCAATATGCGCGTGTTGCCGTGCTTAAATGTCTCCAGAGCAAAGCTCACTTCCTGCCGGAAGCGTTCGTGCTGTTCGATGGCGCGGGCATGGGCTTCGATAGACTGGCGCAGGACATTTTCCTCGGCCATAATGGCGTAGTCTTGCAGCCGCCGCCCAGCCGCTGCAACCGCTTGCGCCAGCGCCTTTTGTTCGATGTCAGTCACACTCGATCTCCCGGATGCTGGTCCAGACGTAAGGCATGTAGCAAATCTCATCGCCATCCTTGGTGACGGTCCAACCCGACAGGTAGCCAGTGCTACCCACGATGGTGGCCGCAGCGGCGGGCACGACAGTGCCCATGACGAGGCCGACGATGAAGCCAGTGATATACTTACGCATCGATGTTCTCCTTCTTGATGAACCTGCCAGACTTGTCTCGCTCGGGGACAAGATCACGGTAGTAGTCGCGCTCGCACTCCACTGCGTACAGATCAGCGAGCAGTTGGCTCATGCCACGTATCCCCCACAGTGTGCCTGCGAAGAACCCGATAATCCCAACCGCAGCAGCACCCACGGTGAGTTCAACCATATCGACGTATACCATCAGCACTCTCCATAGTTATCTGCCCGCCCCGACTCGCAGGCTACAGGAAGGTCGGGTGCCCATGCTGGTGGCGTGGACATGATGCGAATGATCTCAGCCTCGGCAGCCTCAGCACTGGCCGTAGGCACTACGCAGACGTTCTCGTCATGAACTTGGAAGGCCACGAAGTGTCCGGCCTGTCCGATCAAGGTCATCTGCCAACGCACGATGATACCAGCCAGAGCCTGCACGATGTTCTCAGTGACCTTGCCGCCATAAATCTTGGTCCATGGCAGGTCATCGAGGGAGCCACCGGCAACCCGGTCCTTCAGCGCCTTGCGATATGTCCGTGCATCATTGATGTACTGGAACCCATCCTTGGTCTGACGCAGTGCGGGGTAGGTGATACGCAGGTGGTTCGGTAACCGGATACCTTCCTTGTCATACACAACGACTTCTTTGAGAGAGCCAGTGCGATTACCAACCATGTCCTTGAGTATTTGGTTGCAGGTCTGCCATAGCTGGACGATCTTCCAGTACTTCTGGCGGTAGAGACGGACGATGCGCTCGGCTTCGTTCTCGTCGATGTGGATTTTCGCAAGGGCCAGAGTCTTGCGGAACTTGTCGGCCCCCATACCGTAGCCGAGGCCAAGGATGCAGGTCTTACCCACAAATCTTTCAGTGTAGTCCGCCTTGGTTATAGTGCGACCGTAGACCTCACTGGCAAACTCGGAGTAGACATCGCGTCCCTCACGGAATGCTTGTACCAGATCGTCCTGTCCTGCCAGCCATGCTACAGTGCGCGCTTCGATCTGGCTGGAGTCACATGCGATGATCTCGTACCCCTCCGGTGCCCTCAGGGCCTGACGGATAGTAGTATTGCCCCGGCTGGGCAGGTTCTGGAGGTTCACCTTGTCGCCACCTGAGAACCTGCCGGTGTGTGCCCCATAGTAGTTGAGCATGATCGGCAGGGGACCACGGCCAGCGATACCAATGAACGCATCAGTGCGGGTCTCTTCAAGTGTGGACTTGGTACCAAGCCGCGCCTCAGCCGCTGCCCGGACACGCTCGTCGTGGTGCTCAAGCAGGGCGAGGAAAGCCTGATCTGTCTTACTGAAGGCGAAGGTCTCCTTGCCAGTGCGGGCACTGATCTTGGTCGGTGCTGTCACACCCAGCAGATTAAGCAGCTTGGCGAACTGAGGGTTACTCATCAGCAGCGTCTTCAGTGCCGCCGGGTCGAACTGTTCCCCCATACCTACGATGTCAGCCAGTTCCTTGAGTACGTCGTCCTTGCGCTGGCGCACCTCACCGAGGTGCTTCTCCAACAGGGGCACGTCCAGTTCGATCATCGGCTGGGTGTACATCCGCAGGGTCTGGTCGATCACCAGCAACTCGGAAGGTGGCAGTTCCTTCTTCAGCCTGAGCCACAACTGGTACGTCAACTCCACGTCATTGACGCAATACTCGGCATACCGCTCCAGTTCCTGCTTGGAGAAATCAGCGTAGCGTTTACCCAGTGCGTTGATCACCTCGTCACCCTTGGCACCCAGCTTGTAGTACTGGGCCAGCGCCTTGAGGCTGCCTCCTACAGTGACGTTGTGCAGGGGCCGCGCCATTGACAGGGTATCGAGCCATAGCTTGGGCTTCACACCGTAGCGCCATGACAGAATAGCCCCGTCGAAGGCAGTGTTGTGACAGAGGATGGCCGACTTGGAGAAGTCGATGGCCTTGAGGAACGGCTCGATCAGTGGCTTGGGTATCCACTTTACAGGGCCGTTGTTCTTCTTGATGCCCAACAGGATCGCCTCGAACCGGGGATCACGGACGTAGCGCTCGGTGGTTATCTTCGAGAGGCTGAACTCTCGGTCATAAAATGTTTCGAAATCAATGGTATAGATATCCACCGGGCTACTCCGTTTATTTCTGCGGGGAGACTACCGAACTATACAGCCTTGTCAAGCAGGCCGTGGTTCTCGGCAGCGATGCGAAGGTGGTGGGGCGCACAGCCCCACAACCCGAAGTGTTTATCATAGGCTCGGCACAGCGCACGCAGTTCCGTATCGTTCCTGCGGACAGCATCGCGTAGCCGGTTCTGTTCAGCGAGAGCAGCCGCTGCCCTCGTGAGGATATCTTTCTGTTCGTCTGTCACTTCACGTCCCCCCTGAGTCTGTCAGCCACGAGCTTGGCATAGCCAGCGATGTCATCCCATGAGTCGATGTAGTCAGGGTCACCGTTCACAATGCGCCCGATCTTGTGGAAGATCATGTCGAGCGCTTCCTGCTGGTCGTGGTCAAGCTCCTTGCCTGAGTTGTGCAGGAACTTGTGGGTCAGCCGCTTGTACCGCTGCGTGATCTCTGCGTGGGTAATGAACGGACCATACCTAGAACCACGCTCAGTCAGTATTGCGTCGATGGCGCTCGTATTCTCCTCAAACATCTCTGTCTGTCTCTCGTCCTTGGTGGTGTCCTTTAGCCACTGGTTTTCGACCTGATTGACGTAGGTCGGGTGACACCCCACGCGATCCGCGATCTGCCACTTGTTGAGGTTAGGGAAGTCGCACATCGTGCGGATGATCATCTCTTTCTTGGTCATGTCACAGTCCTCCCATCTTGCTTGCTGCCAGCACTGCGGTCAGCTTGGCGGTGTCGATCTCGGGTGCTTCCCGATCAGCCTTCTTGCGCTCAACGATCTCCTTGTGCTTGTTCTTGGCGTACTCAGGGACCAGTTCCCACAGCGGAGGCCACGCCTTCAGGGCAGGCGACAGCGTTGAGTAGGCACCCAACACCTTGGTCACACCTTCAGTGAACTCCCCGGCCTGCTTGCGGACTACAGCGCACTTCTCCTTCCATGCTACGACTTCTGCGTAGAGTTCTCCCCACGCGAGATCATCTTTCAGGGTGAGTGCACCACCATAGTAGTTCACTTCTGCCGGGGCATCAGCAGGCAGACGCCTGGGCCACCGCTTGCGTGAGGACAGAGTTAAGTGCAGGTTTACTACCTGCCCACCGACCCGCTGCACAGCGATCTTGTCTGCCGCGTCAAAGAACTCTTCAGGAAGTTGCTCCATGAGCGGGACGTATTTGCCGAACAGCTTCTCGTAGATGTAGTCACCCCAACCTAGCGGGGCGGTAGCCTCCGCCGCCTTGATCCTGTCAGTGAACTTGGCACGGGCGTTAGCGGTGATCTGCTCAGTCAGTTCCTTAGTTATGCGAACGGTTGCCATTGCTGTTCTCCATATCATCATACAGGTTGGACAGGCTCTCATATGCCTGCGCTAAGAACTCATGCTTGGGTACGTTACTCTGGGCAGCGCAGTCGGCCAGCAGGTACAGCAATGCCGTCACCACTGTACCCATTTCATAGCCAGAACACGCCTGCCCAAGCAGGATGGTGAGGGCACCAAGGCCCTCGGGTTCATCGTCATCAAACACTACACTCACCTCGCTTACCACTTCACCACCTCGCCGAACGGTGCCTTGTCAGCACCATCGCTGACCCAGAGCACGGGATAGTCAGGCTCCGGACCGAAGTCGGAGCAGTACAGATCGGTCAGGAACACACAGGCTACCGGCTCGATGTTGTTGTCAGTCATGTACTGGAACACCGGGCTGAAGGCCGTGCCGCCGCCACCATGCGGCTTGATATCCAGCGCATCACCGGGTTCATAGACATCCGCATGGGACACCTCGCTGTCGAAGTAGATCACATGCAGCTTGGCAGGACGGAAGTGTTCGAACACCTTGGTCACCTCGGCTGCCGCCTGATTGATCTGCTGCGGAGTGATAGAGCCAGAGCAGTCAACACAGAATGCAAACTCACCCATCGACTCACCGGTAACGCTCGGCAAGTATAGACCCTGCGCTGCAAAGATGCGGCTCGGTCGGGCATAGGTCCGGGTATCGTTCTTGCACTTCTGCATGAACCGCCAGAGCACATCAGCCCAGTTGACCTTGGGTTGCAGCACCGCATCGACAAGTCGCTGCATGTTTGCCGACAGTTTGCCCATCATCTTGGCAGCCTGTGCTGCCTGAGCAACCTGCACTTTCATCTCGGCAGCAGCTTGAGCCTGCTCGGCAGGGCTACCCCCACCGTCCTCGCACTCATCGTAAGCCTCGCCGCCACCGCCGTTGTCATCGTCGTCATCAGGCAGCAGGTTGTAGATACCATCACTGGTGCCACCGCCTGCGTTGTACAGGTTGGGATCGAGACAGCCACCGGGGATGAACTTGCCGATACCTTCCTGCGTCAGGTGGTGATTGATCACATAGTCACATGCCCGGTTCCACCTGCCCGGAGTGCGCTCACCGCGCCGATAGTTATGCTCGAACATGGGGTGGAAGCACTCGTGGGCAACGAGGAACTTGAGTTGCTCATCACACAGCGGATCGATGAAGTTGGGGTTGAACTTGACATACTTACCGTTGGTTGCCGCAGTGGGGACAGACTCGTCCAGTATGAACGGCATGTTGAGAGCGATGGTCCCGACGAAGGGATGCTCTAGGATCAGGCTGGTCTTGGCCTTGGCCAGACGGCGAGTGAGGGCGACACTGTCGCCCTCATAAGCACGCTTCTTGATTGCTACCTGCATTAGTTTGCTCCTTAATCTTTAGCGAAGTCACCGTGGTGTTTCTGTCTTGTCAGACTAACAACCGCAGCAGCCTCCTCTATAGTTTTATATGAACCGAGGTATGTATTACGACCATTGATAGACAGTTGTGCCTGCCATCGCTTGTCTTTCTTATTCCATGTAACTCCTTTAACACCGCTAGACGTATACCCTTTGGTGTTAAAACAGTTCTGTTGTTGGGTACATGGGCGCAGATTTTCTATGCGGTTGTCAGTGCGGATACCGTTTATGTGATCTATATATTTAGGTAACCACCCGTGATGGTATAGAAATACTATGCGGTGTTCAGGGTATATCCTGTTATCTATATAGATTTGCCTGTACCCATTACCGTTTATAGTACCGGCAGGCCGGTCAACCTGCCGGTTCCGTGTCTTCTTGAGCCACCATAGATGGCCGTCTTCATACCTCAGTATCGACTGAATATATTCTTGCGTCAGCATAGCTACCTCCTACGTTGACGCTATGTTATGATGGGAATAATGTCAACCCGGCTGCATGAATACGGACATTGCGTCCATGATCTTGCGTGCTTCCTCTGCCGTGTCCTGACGGACATCGAGGTCGTTACGCAGGGTATCAGGGTGGTGGTCCAGTAGCTTGCGCTCCACTGCCTGCCGCATGGCTTCGAGGTTGGGGTCTTCAGAGATATTCAGACGTGTCAGTAGGTCACAGGTCTCCCTCGCGTTCTCGATCATGCTGTCACGGAAGATATTCTTAGGGTCGGACAGCTTCTCGGTGATGTGTTCGACATGCTTGTACAGCCGGTGCCAGCAATCATTCATTGCCTCCTGCTGGATCGAAGTCATCCGGCTTTCGAGGTCCTCTTGGATGCGGGTAAGCTCATCACTGGACAGTTCGACACGGAAGTCGTTGCTCGGCACAGGGAAAATACCCATGTCCATGCTGAACTTGCCGATGATGCTCTCCTTGGAGGGGTAGTCCTTCTCGTCATAGAGATCACCCAGCCACCGCTTGGCCTCGGCCACGAGGTACTCGTAGTTATCGAGGAACGTGTTGACCAGCGACTGCCACTCAGACTTCTCCTTGCGGAAGTCCTGCATGAACTGGAGGTAGTTGGCACTGGGCAGGATGCGGGTACCATCGACACCCCAAGGCAGGGTATTCTTGGCGAACTTCTCACGGATCACACCAGTCTTCTGGTGGACGTTGGCAAGCAGATCGTTAAGCGGAAGCAGAGACTTGTTGTAGCGACCAGCGCTGGTACTGGCACGGTTGATATCAGCCACTTCCTTGGTGGCCTTCTTGTCTAGTTTGCGGGCGGTCCACTGCGAGATCGACAGGGACACGAGAAGGGCACGATCATTGAGCATCATAGTCATATCAGTTACTCCGCTAAGTGATTGATTTATCAGAACAGAACGTCTTGGTGGGCCAGCGACCACTTGACGAACGCCTGCGTCGAAGCGAGGTCAGGGTCCTTACGCACCGCTTGGCTGACCATCAGGACAGAGAACTCAGCAGGCATACGCTCGGCATAGGTAACCGCACGGTCCATGTTGCTGTCAGTAATCCGGGCAGCAAGCGAACCAGACAGGGCATAGAGCGTTGCCGGATCGGTCGGCACGTCAGCCGTTGACGGGTTCATAAGCACAGCATCAGGGTTGGGCAACTTGCGCCAGATACGCATGAAACCAACGAACTCAGCGGCTGCACCCTCACCCACGGCACCCTTGAAGCACTCGTACTCAGCCTCGAAGGGCACAGTGCCAAGCACATCGGAGACACCTTCGACCCAGCTACGGGGAGTCGGGTTGGCATCGCGCTGCGGATCGAAGTCATGCAGCAGACCGGGACGGAACCGGATAAAGCTAATAACCTCGGGCTTGACGTTGTGGTCGATCATCCACTTGGTGCTGTCGTTGAGATCAGTCTCGAACTCCAGTGTGGTCTCGCGGTTGGCGAGGTGGCTCAGAGTGCGGACAGCACCAGCACGATCAGACTGTCGGTTACCAGTGGACACCACCTGCCAGCCATCAGCCAGTGGCACACCATGCAGGTCACGAGCCTGACAGAG